AAGATACATCATTTTTACATGAATACCTTGTTTTCTAAAATATTCGGCAGCTTTAAGTGCCTCATTAATTGCATCGTTATCCAATGAAATAATAATATCGGTAATACCACTCATAAAGATTTTTTCAACCAATGTTCTGGATGGAAACTTACCTAAAAGTGGGATTGCATTTCTTTTAATAGTAATTGCATCAAATACACCCTCACATAATATAATCGGTTCGTTCCAATTAACTTGTGAATCAAAACATATTACATTTTTACTGATTGGAGGATTTTTGTATTTCATTTTGTTGTCCGGATAATACGAACGAGAAACAAAGTAATTTAATGACCCATCGGAATTGTATGATGGTATAATTACTCTTTGTCCATATAATCCTTCTTTACAATATCCTATATTATATTTGATTATATCTTTTTCCGTAATACCTCTTTGAGTAAGGTAATGGATTGCGTGTTTATATTCAGGATTAAACCCCTTTGGAGTCTCACTAAGCGATATAAATTCTTTTGGTAAGGAAATGAACACCTTTGTATCGGCGTCCTCTAATTGTGGGTTATAATTGCTATCTCCATATATCTCTCTAATAACCGAAATAATCTTTCTATCGACATCTAACTTTTTTAATAATGAGGTCAATTTCTTACCACCACTATTGCAAGTCCAACAATGCCATTTTTGGGTTTCCGTATTAACTTGTAGTTTTTGTTTGTGGTGATTGCAAAAAGGACAATAAAATGCTAACTCATTCCCTTTGAGATTGAGATAACTACCTAACACGCCGGTTAGAGTAGATATGACTATATTCTTATCATTTTGCTTCAACACGACTTAAATATACGACAAATATTTGATATTTCCAAATATTTTAAGGTCTATTTTCCTCTAAAAACCACTCATTTGGGATGATTTTGTCCGCATACTTATATCCGTTCTTTTCACACCAATCCCCATAGGTCGTTTTAGACTTTTTGGTGATTTTGTTCTTTGAATTGGAAAATATGAACCTAATGTCCATATTTGGGTTTTGTTCTTTAACCAATAAGTGTTTCTTACGGTCAGCTGCCACAAATCTACCTTTTGTCTCTATTCTAATACCATTAGGTAATTTGAAATCAGGATGATAGTGGTGAGTGGATGCAGGAATTATGTATGGAACCTTTTCAGTTTCATACTCTACCTTAATTCCTTGTGATTCTATTTGTTGAGAAATGGTTTCTTCTAAACCAGACTTAAATCCATATTTTTGTGCAACCCATTTTGGATTGTTCTTTTTTGTAACTTTTTTAGCCATTAAGTTTTATTTCTTTAAAGAATCGGAGTATTTAGCAAAATTCTTTTCACCACCTCTACCTGTTTTGAACTTATCAGCAGTTAATATTTGGTCATCTGCTTTTTTCAAATCGTTTGTAGTGTATGGAGTTTTTGCTGCAACACCTGCATCGAATCCTAATTTGTCAACACCCAGTGCTGATTGTTGTGATTTGTATAAATCTAATATTTTAGACATAATAATTGTTTTTACTTATAAATATATGTTATGTATCAAAACGAATAATAAAGTTTACTGGAATATCCGGTTCGGACTTGATTGGTTGTGGTAGTTTTGCAACGGCAACTAAATCACAATTATCATCATATAGTCCAATAGTAGTAATAAATGGAGTTAAAAATGACCCCGTACTATCTACGGAACTACTTAAATCGTAATGTTCGAATCCACCGGATATAGATGTATTAACCAACGAACCAACTCTATAATCCAATACATCACCATTTTCTAATATAGATTTTTTCTTAATATATTTAACACCAGGATTTGTTGTAGTTGCAACAATTTTGCCGTCTGATGTTGGTACTAATAAAGTTTCTCTACCAACCTCAACTATTGCAGTTGGATTTTGTGACACATTGAATTCATCTTCATTTACTATTAAAAGATATTCATGTTCAAAAACCGTCTCAGTCGATTTATAATACAAATCAAAATTTGATGTATTAAATCCAACATATTCCGTTAACACAATTAAACCCTGTGTATAAAATACATTACCTGTTCTATTTATAACATTATCTAAAAACGGAATTTCAACGACTTCTAATATATTATTTTCAAAATCTATTTTTATCAATTGTAATGTATATGGTATAGAATCATATTCAACTCTCAATATACTTGTTTCTAAATTTAATTCAATTATTTTGAAAGAAATCAACGCAGTCGTTAAATCTTGAAATGATATTTGTTCATTATTAAAATTTATGGTTTGTAAATCGATATTAGTACCAATTCCTGTTAAATTACCAAACCCATCATCAAAATATGAATTAGTTCCGTCACTTAAACTAACAGAACCTCTTTTAATTCCTTCACCTACACATTTTTCTGGAATTGATATAACGATTGCACTACCACTTAAATATCTTTCTTTTGCATTGGTAAATATTGTAAATTCGTTTGTTTTTATACCATATCTTTCAATAGGATTATCCTCTCTACCATTATAAAATGTAGATTTTATTTGACCATATAAAGAATGTTTATTATAAGTAGAACCACTTAAATAACCAACACTTATATCAATCATTTGTGTGTCGGCATAATTACCATTTTCTGCAAGTAAAACGGAAACATCGGCCGATAATTCGTCCCATTCTTTATATGCCTTAAACGGCCTTACACTAATATCCGACTTTGGTATTCTTTTTAACATATCGTATATAAATATTCTTTTAATGAAAAACCCCCAAAACTGGGGGTTTAACATTATTTAATATATTCTCCGATTAGAAGTCTAATTTAACTTTGATTGCAACTTCCTTATCAAATGATTTTTCAATTGGTTTAGAAACTTTAGCTACTGCTAATAATTCATTTGCATCATCATAAAGACCAACGGTTGTGATATAAACTTTAGGGTCTCTTTCAAATGATGAGTTAACAAATGCACCAACTGAACCAGTTACGAATGTTGGATTGTTTGAGAAATTAAATTCTCTATTATTTGCTCTTACAAAATAATGTGAAGTAGAAACATTTTCAGTTCTACGAGCTTGGAAATCTGCTCCCTTTCTCAGTGCATCATATAATTTCAATGAACCAGATGAAGAACCTGATTGGTGATACTGATTAGCAGTTGAAGCAACTGCAGCCATTAAATTACCACCAACTGATGCACTTAATGCGGTTGGATTTAATAAGATAATGCCCATATCAGGATAGAATAAACCATATCCTTGCTTTGTGTATGTATCACTATATTGTGCAATTGATGCAGTTAATGCCGAACCAATATTTAATGAACCACTAACTAAGTTATAAACTCTACCCGCCGTTGTTACATTTTCATCGGTTCCACCACTATCGTCAATTAATGTTACCAATCCTGCTGAACCTGATAAATCTATTGAGATATTACCCGGGTCTAACCTTTCCTTATATCTAGCTCTATTTACGTTAATTGCGTAGAAGGATTTCATATCAGCACCACCCGCAACTAATCCAGTCGTACCACCATATATACTAAAATATGGGTCAGCCGAATCCAATAATATATTTTTTAATTGATTATATACCGCTTTAGATGAAAGTGTAGATGAATCATCTTGTGCCAATGTTGGTGAACCAGATGCATTTACATCTCCATATGCAATTGAGAATTGAACCTCGGCTATATCCGATGTTAATGGGTCTTCATTATAAACATCTAAATAATACTTACCCGTTGAAGAGTTAAGTTGAGTGGATGAAGTATAAAACTCTATTAGGGAACCAGCATCACCACTCCATATTCCAGAAGTTACTATTTCGGTTCTATTAGTTACTTTATCAATTGTACCAAATTTTTTGTAGATACCATTTGTAATTGTAGTGATATCCGAACTGATTTGCTCACCAGTTCCTAAAAATTGGTTTACGATTCTAACTAATTCGTTAGTATCTACCGGAGTCCCTGCGGTGTTTGCTGCACCTGCTAAGTAATTTGATATATTACTTGCTAAAAGGCTTCCTCTTGTGTCTCTTATTACTGCCATAGTATTTTATTATTGAACGTATGTTACGGTAATTGGAATAGTTTGTGAACCACCTGTTTCGTTACCATAA